CGATTAACCAGTCCTCGTTATATTGATCCCTATCTAAATTATTAAGAAACTGCTCAACCTCCTTGTATATTTCCTCGGAGATGTCCCGACGTTTCTCTACTTCTATCTTTAGGGCGTTGGGTTCGGGGGTGGTTTCAAACTTATTAACATACTCAGACAAGGTACTAAACAGTATCTTATGTGAGGGTGCGTCAAAGTAATCATCCTTTATAAACGGTAAGACCTTCTTAGTATACGTGTCATTTAAGATTAGTTTACTAAGGGTGATCTCTTCAATCTTTAAACTCATGTGTAATGTAGATAAGTCGTGAGAGCATACTTGTCTTGACCTACAGGTGGTCTATAGGAGTGAGCGTATGTCCACGTAGAAGGGAACATCACTACTCTACCCTGTTTAGGCTCGACTGTAAAGTCTATGTCATCAAATACTATCTCTCCACCTTCCACTTCGTTTAAAAACATGTGGTATGTAAGGAACCTCCTTGCGGAGTTGTGGTCTCCAACGTCGATGTGACGTTTGAATTGGTCCTCTGTTTTGTGTTGATACTTAATCAACTTAACTTGCTCAAGAGAATTCTGTCGAGGCCAATACCTCTCCACGTCAAGATCCTTCATGTATTTCTCCCCATAGCTCTTGATGGAGATTACTACCTGTTGGTGCAATGGATTCCATTGTACATTATTTTTAATTTCAACTTCTTCTGTGACATTAATACAGTTGAAATTAAATACATCCGAGTCCAACCTAGCAACAATAGATGCGTCCTTATCGAACATGTCTATTGCATTCTTGCATAGATTCTCGTCGAGTACATTGTCATAGGTGACAATAAATTTACTAAGATCCATATGAAAATTCCTTTGCTGCACACTCATCTAGGGCTTGTAAGACTTCTGGGGTGAAGTATTTAGAGGGGTCTTTGTAAACAACTGAAGGATAAACCGAGTCATCACCAACGACAACACGATTACCTTTACGCTCGAAGACTCCATGCTTCTCACCCAATTCCAATAGTCCGTAATAGCGATCCAATCCACGTTCGTCATAAAATAATCTTACTGCAACTTGAGAGTTTTCTTTTGCTGATCTCGACTTGACTAATTTGGCTTTAATAATGTTACCAATTACTTCCTTCCCATCCTTCTCCTTAGACTTGCTAAGGTAGATGATGTTACTAGCAGCATACTTGAGTCCACTACCTCCACCCATCTCTTTAGTAGGTACATAAGCACCGACCACATCATATGTATGGTTGGTAACGATTAGAGGTACGTTTGCCTTCCCTAGTTTGAGGGTAAGCACACGGAAGATAGACTTAACAACCTGTGCCCTTGTCATATCACGTGTCTCCTTACCTGCTTCACTGTCTTCCATCTCTTTAGAGGTGGAGAGCATACCAAGTGAGTCCAACACCATCATCATAGGCTTCTGCTCCTTCTGTTCCAGATATTTGTCAAGAATCTTAATACTCTGTGTCCTGAATTCTTGTACTGTATTAACTGGGACTAGTACCATACGACTGGAATCTATACCACGGTTTTCAATCAAGTCCTTAGAGATAGCACTCTCAGACTCAAAGTATATGACACCAGCATCAGGGTTACTCTCAAGGAATGACTGCACCATACCAAGACAGAAGAATGTCTTACCAGTGCTTGACTCACCTGCAATAGCAGTGATCTTATTACCTGGCACACCACCTTGGATGCTACCACTGACGAGACCATTGAAGATGTAACTACCTGTGTCTATAAAACCACTTGTGTCACCAGCAGCAACACCATCGGCTACAACAGCAGCATATTCATTGTCTATCTCTTTTACTATATCTTTTAAAAAACTCATGACCAAAGTGCTTCTAATGTGTTTACTTTCTCTGCCTTCCAACCTACGGTATCAAGGATAGCCTTCAAGGGTGCAAGGAAACTCTTCTCGAATTGTAGATCATAATCTATGGACTCTGAGAGACCAAATTCAGTAGGAAGAGTTTGGAAGGATGAGATAATATTCTCATTAATCTTATTAGGTGTACGAAGATGTAAGTATTTGATCTTCTCACCCTCCTGTATGACAGGGTACTTGTGATATAACTTCCTCTTCTTAATCCAGAAATTATATAATAGAGCACCTCTAACATGCATGGGACATCCTTTACCATATATGGTAGAAGAGGATGTATTCTTTGCAATATTATTACAACCACGAGGGAATGCTATATCCTCTGGTGGCATCTGCTCAAACTTCTCTCTGAATCCTGCAATATATTTCTGCACATCATCTTCATTACCCTTCATGATAACGTTGAGTGCTTCTTTAATAGCAGTACGACATGGCATAGGTGTAGAAGACTTGACTGCTTCAATACCCATCATCTTTAACTTGGGTTTCTCATACTGGACACCCTCACTATTCCATACGTTAAGAATATATCTCTTCTTCGCTGTCCATATACCTTTGTTTGCTATATTCTCACGCTTCATGACCATCTTCTGATCATATGCATTTACATAGGTTGCCATTTCTTTATAAGCACCCTCAATATAGCGATCAAGTTCCACATCACACACCTTTTTAAGGAACCCAAGTGTACTCTGATCGTCCTTCTCTCCACTGGGGAATACAGCTTGTACCAGAGGACCAAAATGGATGTAAATACTATCGGTATCACTAGCAATGACATAATCTTCTTCCTCTGTTTTTAATACTTGGTTTAAATACTTGTTTACTTTGTTTTCGATCCATCGAATACTAACCTGACCACTGAGAGTAATTGCCTCAGCATTTGCTAGGTTATAGTATCTAAAATACTGGTTACCGATGGCACCATAAGCACTGTTAAGTTGAATCTTTCTTGCCATCTGTATGTTATTAAACTTAGAGATGTCCTGCTTCAACTTATTAGTTGGTGTCTTTTCATACTGCTGCTTGGCAGCTAGCATCTTCTTCTTATAGATTGTCCTCTCATCATAGATGCGTTGCATCATTTTAGGGAGAAATCCTTGGATGTCCTTACGATATTGTGCTCCATTGGCACACACTGCAAAGTCTCCATCGATCCTGACTTCTCTATTGAGCAGTCCATCAACACTGGCGGTGGGATGTCGTCTTTCAACAAGGGTCTCTGGGGAGATGTTGTACTGCATGATGAGATGAGGGTAAAGAGAGTTAAGATCGAAACTCGCAACCCAATCATACATGCCTGGTTTAGGCTCTTTAACATATGCACCTGCATACTTCTCATCCTTCTTACTACTGTTTCTTGGTGGCACTACAATGTTTCTCTTTGAAAGATCATTGTAGATCAATGTATCCCATACTTTAACCTGAGAATATACATCCTCAAAGTTAACCTTAGCATCGTATGCCATAGCGACACACAACTCAATCAGTTTCATCTTATCTTCTAGTTGGTCAACAAGATGTACGTCATGAATGTTATACTCCACGAAGCGTTGCCAGTCTGAGGTATAGAAGTCCTTAAAGTTTTCATACTCAGAGTGATCTAACTTCGCATCATCCAATTCTACCATAGCTATATGATCTAGTCTATAGGATTCTTGGTTGGTGTATGTAAACTTCTGATAGAGGTCAAGATAATCTAGTATATTTACACCAGTAATATCGTAAGCAATATTCTTACGACCTCTTATAATAATCTCTCTATCATGGACACGATTCCATGGTGATAAAGACTTCTTCCACTTCTCTCCTAAGACTCTCTCAATCCTACGACAGATGTAAGGGATGTCATACAGGTTACAGTTCCACCCTGTAATAATGTCAGGTGTATTCTTTGTCCACCATGAATGAAAGTCCTGTAGCATCTCTGCTTCAGTCCAGAAGACACGGTATTCAGTTTCAACCTGTGCTTCCCTAGTTCCCCAAGTAATAATCTCCTTAGTGTTGAAGTCCTTAATAGTAATGCATAGCATCTCCTCAGCAGATGCTTCTACATCAGGGAATCCATTCTCACATGCAACCTCGATGTCAATCGTATAGATCTTCATCTTAGTCATATCATAATCAACCTCGGAAGGAAACTTCTTAGAGATATGCTGATAGAGGTATCTCTCATACCCATGCACCTCTAGACCAGCAGCATTTTCATACTGCTTAAGGAATTCACGTGCGTCTCTAGCACCGTCAAATTGCTTCGGGTATGCCTTCCTACCATCCAAGGTTTTATACTTAGATGGTTTCTTCTGTGCATCGGGCACAAGATACATTACAGGTTGAGATTTCTCTCTATACTGGACAGGTTGTCCATTCTCGTATCCACGATAAAGAATATCATTCCCTAGTAGAACAAGGTTTGTATAGAATTCACTCACTCGCTGTTGCCTCTCCGTACTTTTCTGCTATAACAGTAGACGGATCTAGTATAGTCATAACATCGTCAGATGTCAAGAACAAATCTCGCTGACTGCTATGTAATGGGTACTCTCCAAGCTCACCTTCTTCTGTGACATAGTAACAGTCCTCAAGGAGAAGACTTGGCTCCTCATCCATTTCTGTTATCTTAGCCAGCAAATAAGTTGTCGGGCGGTACTTGAGAATGATCAACTTCAGCATCGTCTTTCCTTAAATTTTTGTATTTTTCTAACGCTTGATTCCATCCCCCAACAACATTCTGATGAGGATCGGAAATTGATACCACTGAATATAGGGTAACAATATTTCTCCCAGTAGATAGCGGTGACCATGGGAAGAATTCTAATTCTATACTACCAAGGCAGTCCATGGGGTCAACTGTATCTTCTTGAAACATATCCTCAGTATTCCTGAGTATGCTGACAGTAAAGGCATCTACAAACTCGTAAGCAATAGCAGACTTACCTTCTTCAGGACGTATCTCCTTAATGTCAGCTACTATGTCCTCCCCGTTTTGCATTCTTGCGACTTTTACGGTCATAATTTCTCTCCATTAGGTTGTCAAATGTAAACTTCACCATGTCAACGAAAGCACGTCGAGCACTGATGTTCTTTTCTTCAGCAAGGATGTGTACCATCTGGTTGAACTCTTCAGTATACACTGGTGGGATGTCAACTGTCAAGGTGTCCTTCTTTTCGTTAGTGCCTGAGCACAAATTTACGTACATATTCATAGTTTATACTAGCAGTTTTCGTTTAATTCCGAAGCCATATTACCACCGATATCAGCACCTTGGTTTCCACCAAACATTGCTACCCAACCAGCAGCTAACCATCCTACGAATGGTATACCTGATAGAGCAGGTGCGGCTGCTGCACCAACACTAGTACCGACAAGTCTTCCTGTCTGTTTGCCACCACCTACCGCCTCGATACAAGCTTCGGTTTTGGCAGTTAACTCCCCCTCGGCACCACCTTTTACTATAGTAGATGGATCTTGCCATGATCTCTTGTTAGATACAGGTCCACCTTGATTGGTCTTACCATCCATGACGTACTCCTCAACAATCTGAGTTGTATTGTTTGATAGTCCTAAGAAACCACCCTTCTTCTTGATGTCCTTAGTGATGTGCATTGTCTTGGGATCGTTAGCAGTGTAACTGATCTTGTATCCTTCCTCATTTGCTGAGACAACATATGAAGTGTAGTCTCCTACTGGGGGATTGATATATGGTACCTTATTGGATTGCCTAGTTGCTAGTAATCCTATCATACCTACGTGGCACAGTCCAAATACTGCACCTAAACTAATTCCTAACCATTTTTGCATTGTCTTGCCCATAAAAAAGAGACCCATCGGGTCTCTTCTGTTGTGTATTATATAGCAATCTTTTCAACTGCCTCTCGTGACTTCTCCAGTATCTCACCTCTCAGTGGCACATACCCTAGTACAGATGCCTTCTCTTGATACTCTGTAGAGAGTAACTTTCTAAAGGTA